CTCCTTGATTTCTCTGGATTGCACGAACTTATCCAAACTCTTCCATGTTTTAAAATACTTAACAAAGGTGATTGGTTTCTGTGGGGTTCGATCTAACTTATACTTTAATTCAATTAGTTTTGTTTCAGTCATTTATTTTTTTTATGAATGGTGCATGATTCATCCAAGTTTTATTTTGTAGGATTTTCCACAGTTCGTTCTTGCACTTCTCTGAACAAACAACGGCTAAAAAGGATTCATTGTTCCACCAATGTCCAACTTCTATTTCGTCAACTAGTCTACTTTTTTCGTAGCAATAAGAACAAATCATATATCAACCATCATATGCGTCCATACGCCACATGTCTATCAATGCACTATACTTCTCGCTTGTCTGACATTTAATTGAACATGTGTACAACTCATAACGGGAGGCATAAGTCCAACCATCATTCGTTTGGGTTGAGTGTTCGACAACTGTTGCGTCACCCCATAGAGTTTTACTACATACACAGCAAAATGTATTATTGGAGTGTGATTGTTGTTGCTTATCTTCTTGCTGTGCTTTATCGGTTTCTCTTAGAAATTGTACTTGATCTTCCATTTTTTCTCCTAATTCAAATAATAAGTTTCGACATCCTTACCAGATGCTTCGGGTGACTCACCTTTCATCTTTTCAACTATGCTATGAAGTTCATCCAACTCTTCATCGTTTTCAGGATAGAAAAATGCTTCTTCCGCGCCTAAACTCTGAAGCCATTCTTTTGATTCTCTTAGTTCTGTGACCTCAAAGGTTTTACCATCGATACATATTTTTCCATCCACTACGCTGATTGTGGGATTTTTAATTGTCATAGTTTTTACCATTTGTCTAATTTGAGTAATAGTTTCACGCGGTCTTCTTTGTATTTTTTAAAGGTAGAGAGATTAAAAATTCTAATTCCAAGATAGAAAAATCCAATTCCTAACACCGCTACATGAATGTGAGGCCATACAAAATATGATCCTATTATCATACATAACAATGAAAGAGTCCAACCAATCATTCTTAGAGCATTATCTTTATCCCTAATATTCATAGTCCTTCGTTCCTTCCCTTTATATCACAGGTCAACCAGACTTGTCCCTGCTCATCGGAGATACCGTGATACATTCTAGTTGGGTATTCTCGGTGCGGAGGGCGATGTTTTTTCATGTAGTCTTTGTCGGGCTTATTGCCTTGATGGTCTAGATGTTGTTTGCCGAATTTACTTTCTCCTACATCTTCTTCGTAGTAGTTCCAACAGTCTACTTCAGATGAAAATTCTTTGTCTATTGTATAAATGACAGGCCTCCATGTCATGGCTATTGCGATCCATTTCGTATCACTACTAGTTGAATTAGTTTTTGTTTCACTTTGTGTTTCGGTAGGCGTGGTTGTGGGTGAGTCTTCGGCTGTTGCATCCTTTGCACATCCATTAAGACTTATCATTGCTATTGCTATTACAATAATGAATACCCATTTCCCCATTTCATGTTAGTTTAGTTTATCTTATATTTTCTATCTACACGCCTGATGTTAGATTGCTCTTGATCATAGATATATACTTCTTTGATTGGGCCGTCAATATTCTTGTCCCAATAGTCTAAAAACTTAGTTATACGTGGATACTCTGGTAACTGATCATCAGTCTGCCACATGAATTCATTCACAATATGTAAATAATCTGGTATATAATATATTACTTGAACGGTGGCAACAGTCCATTTCTTTATGTGAATATAACTCATAATACCCCCTAGTGATCATTTGAGTAAATCTTTTCGATGTTGTTTTACAGTCTTTTTTATAGTTTGTTTTATCTCTTTTTTAGAGGGCATTTTAGGTGGTTCTCTTAATTTAAATGCTAAGCTAACTTCTCCCTCTATCATATCTTGTACTACTCCCCAGCTATAGTTTTCTCTTTCGTTATTCCTCATTAGACTTTGCCGCAATATTTGTTTCTAATATCATATTTGCTTGTTTTGGTACTTCAACCATCGGTTCAAGTATTTCTCGCATGGTATCAAGTGTACCCCGAATCTCTTTTACATCTTGTTGTATGTCGTATACCACTATACTAGTCCATATCAATAGTGCTAATGTTGTTCCTGCGATAACTCCTAGAAATAGTGTATCGTCTACTTTTTGTGATTTTTTAATCATATTTGTTATACCTTATTGATGGAAGCAGCTCCAACCATTAGTTCTTCTGTTTCGTGATATCCCCCTATTAATTCATTGTCTATTACGACTTGTGGGACAGTTCGTATTATCTCGCCGGATTTGATTTCTAGCTCTTTAAGTATGTCTTTATTCACCACAATTTCTTCTACTTCATACCCATTATCTTTAAGTAAGGTCTTTACTCTCTCACACCAAGTGCATGCTATTCCTGTATATACTGTTGCCTTCATTGTTGTATTTCCTCTATTTAATTTAATTAAAATGTTGAGCAGAGCTCTGAATGTGCGAATGATTCAAGCACCTCATATGTTTCAATGAACTCCCCAATCATCCCCTAAGTTATGTATCGTCCTGTGGCGCATACCATTGGCCTTCCCACATAACACTTTAAATTTCTCCAGAGTAGAGCACTTGTACCCACAGATACGGTCTACCTCCGTCTGCCCACAAGATGTCATTTACTCAACTTTGTATTTCCCCCTTTAGTTTCTCTATGTATACTGAGGCGTCCATCAATTCTTCTTGAAGATGTTGGAGCCATTCTAACGTAGATAGATCTGTTCGTTCAGTACTCACACCATACTTATTCATTCCTGTCTGTTCTCTTTGCTTTAGTGCTTTACATACATTTTCTACGTTTATATCATTATTATGTGTCATGTCTGTTGCTCTGGATAGGAATATGTTTACGTTCTTCTATAGACAATTTTTCTTGCTGATGTCTATGTTCCAACAATGTATCACAAGTATTTCTCAACTCATCTAAATCTGGATTAGTCAAATAAGGCAGAAATGTATTGATGACCGATACTATATTTTGGTGTGAATACAATATTTCTTTCTTATTGATATATATTTGAACATTGATATCTTCACTCATATATAGTTATCTCAAATAGGTTACATTCCCATCCTTTACCCCTAGTGTCGCCACCTTCGTTTGATAACTCTGTAGGTTCATTGGGTGAATCATCGGGAAAAATATAAGCAATAGACTCTAGAGTCTCTTCACCATCTATATCTGTTGTGAAAAATACTAGTCTTGATTCATCGAAAGTGTGATGTTCAGGTAGTTCAAATTCGGTGTATATGAACTGTCCCTTCTCTGATGAATATGCTGTGAAATAGTGTCCTTCAGGTTGAGGGTAACTAGTTTCTTCAGTAGTGTAACATTGACCTGATTCACGGATCATCTCATCATACGGTTTATACTGTAGATGATTTAGTTTCTTATTCTCAAACTCAAATATGTCCCTGAGTTCATATGCGTTACCGTATGAGCTAGTTGTGTCATCAGGTAGAGTAATTTCTATCCAAGCACTCTCTAGATCACATCCATAGTTATGTGCGATATCATCACAGTCATGCCATCCTTCTTGCTCAAGGAAATCCATGTCTTTTGGAATTTTATTTTCATTCACATAGTCAAAAGCATCTATAGCATAATCCTCTAGCTTATCTTTTGATTGTGCGTTCCAGTAGTCGTGCTGTTCTTTGGTGATTGTACCACACACAAATTCACCACCATAACCACTAATGTTAATTTTTACTATATTTTTATTCTTGTTTGTCATTATGTTACATCTCTTTCCCATCGTGGATTATCGCCTATATCTAATCCATTGATTTCTTTTCTTTTTCCACACATAGGACAAGACATTTCTTGACCCTTTCTGTAGATCATGTCAGTTGCATGACTCCACCAATTATGACATTCACCACACATGAAATGATATATCTTTTCCATCGTAAATGAGTGATACTTATCCACCTGTTTCTCCTATTAAAATTAACTCTACTTATATTATAACACAACAAGCCAAGAAAGTCAAGTGTTTATTAATTTAAGATGTGCGGGATTTCTTCTGATATGGGACCATAAAGGTCATTCCAAATTGTTGAAAAAACGGTATCCACTTCATCTCTTTCTATTATCAAGAAATCACCATAGGTGTCAATGATCAAGTAGTTACCGCCTTCTGTAAATTTGCGGATGAGGTATTCATTTGACGTTGCAAGATAATCTGTCAAATCAATAAGTTCTTGGAAATTATCTATATTCATAATTATTTACGCTTTTTTAAATTCACTTCCCAAAAAGATTTCAATTTACTTATTCTTTCACGTTCAACGATCAATTTTCTAGCTTCTTTGTTACGAATATTCCAATCTTTTGCTCGTTCTAATATAATCTCTTTATTCTGTTTGTAATAATCTTTCAAGTATTCTTTTCGAGCTTCATCATTCTTCCATTTCTCGGCAAGACGATCCTTATTCTTCTGATAATACTTACTATTAGCTATAGATTTTTTCTCTTTCTTATTCATAGCATTCCTTCTACACCACATTTTGCGATAAAATACGCATCCACTAGATCACTCACCGGATTTCTTACTTTTGTTGCTTTGGGAGTTAATAGTTCTTTGAGGTCAGTAGGAGTAAGAAGTTCATCAACAAAGGCTTCATACATCACATCTTTGTTTGCATTACCCTTACCTGTTGCAAATTTCTTGATCACAGTAGGGGGAAAACTCTTAAATGGAACTTTATTTTTCCACATTTTGTGTTTTAATAGTCCTGTATTTTCTGCTATTGAACGAACACCAGCTTGTGCAGCAGTAGCAAAGGCATATCCTTCAAGATATACTTCATCGCAACCCTGAATACGTGAATATGTCCAAGATGCGAGTTTTTCGTGTCTTTCTTCTTCACAATTCCATTCAGGATATGGTTCAGCAATAATATTGCTTAACCCACACCCGGCGGCAAGTTGTTGTTGTCTTTTGTTATTAAATAGATAATATAACATACACCTATCAAAATCAAAAAATCCATCATCTTCTTCCTCCTTATATACACATATTGCAGGTGATGTTAATGAATAATCAATTCCAGCTATCTTCTTCTGATTCATTTGTTTCTCCTGTTTCACTTTCTACTTCAAGATAATGTCCACAAAAGGAACATAATTCTAACCCATCCGTATCATTTGTCAAAATTTCATATTCCTTATCACAGCCGTCACACAATATACTGACTGTAGCATCTCCATCTTCCCAGATTATATTTACTGGCATATCTCCATCTCCTGCCTTTTAGTTTTTATTATCTTTCATATAGCAATGTACCATAGTAAAACGATTATTATAAACAATTCAATGACAAGAGCAGAATGATACCACACCCATCTAGTTTCGTATAAATCTTCTTTTTCTGTTTTGTCATGACCAAAGACATTGAACATTTTGTCTTTTACATCATCTATCCAGCCTCTCAGTTTGTCTTTAAGACCTATTGACATGGTTACTCCAGTTAAATGTTTTAATATTCTCATTCTCTATGGTGTAACTTGTGGAGAAATATCAACAATTTCACAACCTTTCTCTGAAGTACACGCAAACTCTTGACTCGCACTAGTATAGTCTTGAGTTTCATAATTGGATAAAGATGCCCAATCAACCTTTTTTGGCATCTTATTTAACAATTCTTTATACTCTCCCTCAGTACAATCTTGATATGGTGCTTGTTTATATGTATGATCACTAAATGGTAAAA